CTGTCAACGGCAACGAAGCATCGACGGCTGGCGGCGAGCGGCGGGGGAACTACTGCTGCCTTAATCCTCTTGCCATATCGCCTAACAAAACGCCCACGTTGTCGAACGGAAATCTAGAGATTCAAAGAACGGCAGACGGTGGCGAGTGGACTACCTGCGGATCTACATTTGCAGTTAGTAGTGGGAAATATTACTGGGAGCTGAGCCTGCCAACTATTAACGGGACTATTGCCCGTTGGGGAGTGGCTGATGCCGATGATTATGAGTTCAATCGCAACACTTCTAGTACAGGTCTTCCTTGGCTTGGGTCAAGCACTGGTACGAGTTGGTCAATGGATGTTGGAGGAAACACTTATCACAATGGTGTAACTGTAAGCAGCTCCTACACATCAACTGTCACAACGAGTGATTTAATTGGCGTTGCTCTTGATTGCGATGCAGGTACGTTGACTTTTTACAAAAATGGGACTTCGCTAGGCATCGCACACTCTGGTTTAGGTGGTAAGCGGCTTACACCCGCCGTCGGTTTACATTCAGGTACACATAACAAAGTTAGTATCAACTTTGGTCAACGTGCCTTCTCTCAGTCTGTTCCCTCTGGTCACTCCCCACTAGCCACCAGCTTCCTGCCTGAGCCCTCCATCAAGCGCGGCGATGAGGCTATGGATGTGGCTTTGTGGTCTGGGAATGGCAGCACACAGACTGTTGGCGGTTTACGTCTAAGCCCTGACCTCCTATGGATTAAAGAGAGATCCTCAACTTCTAGCCACGGCCTCTGGAACACAGTTGTTGGAACTAGCAAGTATTTGTTAAGCGAGTCGTCCGACGCTGAGTTTGATACAACTACAGAGCTAACTTCCATTGATACTGCTGGCTTTACTGTCGGTTCGTCTGGCATGACCAATCAAAGCGGTCAGACATATGTTGCTTGGGCCTGGGACGCTGGTGATACCACCACAACGATTGCTGCTGGCGGGCTAAATAGTTCTGCTTATAACCAAGATTCAACTTGGTCTACAAATTCTGGTATAACGACTGCGTCTAACGCTTTTGATGGCGATATATCTACAGGAGGCGTTGTTAATAGTTCCGGTACAGCAATTACTGTGACAACCGCTTCTTTTACCGGTAGAAGGATTAGATTCTACAAAAATGGTAATAATGATACAAACCTAACCACAATTACTATTAACGGTACAGCCTATACTTTTCCGCTGCAGTCAACTTCTACTGGTTGGACTGAAGTTGATTTAGGCAGCTCTACTAATGTCACTACCTTTACAACCACTTGGTATGGTAATTACACACTACATGCGATAGAAGTAGATGGAAAGATTTTAGTTGATTCAACTGCCACTCCTGCCAACGTTCCATCACTCGCAACAACCGTCCGCGCAAATCCCAGTACAGGGTTCTCCATAATGACCCTAACTTTCCCGACTTACAGTGGGACTTCGTCAGTGGCCCATGGACTTTCCAGTGCGCCCGATTTCTGGGTTATGAAGGATAGAGACAGCGCAGATGGCTGGTATCTCGGGCACAGGAGTATGGGTGGTGGTAATTATTTCAGGCTGGAATCAAATGCAGCAAAAGTTCCGTCTACAACTCTTTGGGACAATCAATTGCCTGACAGCAATGTTATCTACAATAACGGCACATCAATGTCAGGATCTGGCAGTTATCTGATGCTGGCCTGGACATCTGTCGAAGGCTATAGCGCGTTTGGTTCGTACACCGGAAACGGGTCTACGGGTACTGATGGTCCGTTTGTTTATACCGGATTTAAGCCTGCATGGGTAATGATTAAGGGAGACAATTCTTCTGATTGGTTGATCGTTGATTCAACAAGAGACTCTATCAACGTCATTAGCCCTTATCTTGCAGCGAACCGAGCTTACGCGGAAAGTGGAGGAGGGGCATGGGATTGGATGGATTTTCTTTCTAATGGTTTTAAGCAACGGAATAATGGCTCTTGGCACAATGCCAGCGGCACTACATATTATTACTTCGCATTCGCTGAGCACCCCTTCGCCAGCAACTGTCGCGCCCGTTAAATATGGCTAAACAAAAAAGAAGCTTGACTGGTAATGTTTACATTGAAAGCAAGCCCAAAAAAACGAAACAGGGGAACGGCCGCAATTCGCGGCCGTCTCATGGCCGCAAACTAAAGCGCGGACAAGGCTGATTATCATTAAAGAAACGCTGGTCTAATTGTGGTAGAACCGACAAAGTACGACATCACAATTCATCAAGGCGCCACGTTTGAATTGCCTGTTCATTACAAGGACAGCAATGGTGCCAGTGTCAATATGACTGGCTACACCGTTGCAGGCATGGTTTTTAACCGGCTTGGAAATACCAAGTTGTGCGACTTTGTAAGCACATGGACTGCTCAATCTGCGGGACAGTTCAAGCTTTCAATTCCAGCCGCAACCACTGCAACTATGAGTGGTAGCGCTCAGTATGACGTGCTGGTCACTGATCCAAGTAACCAGAAGTTCTATTTGCTTGAAGGTGTAGCTGTTATCAATCCTGGACTCACCGGGAGGTAGACATGGGACTTACCGTCTCGCCAAATTCAGCGTCCAACATTGTCGTATCCGGTACGACAACTCAGGCCGTTGTACAAGCAGAACAAAACCAAACAGTTGTTTCGCAAACAGTTGCAACTGTAGAAGTGCAGCAGCAGGCAGTTCAAACTGTAGAAATCTCTGCTGTCGGGCCTCAAGGCCCTCCATTTGCCGGTTCAACATTTTTTGATACCGCTGCAATTGCCACACTGACATCTAGTGATAGAGGCACCCTTTTGACTTGGGATGGAACTAAATACGCTCCCTCCAATGTCCTCAACGAAAACCTAACAATCGCTGGAGGAGCGTTCTAAATGTCTACGGTCACAATCAAGATAAAACGCAGGGCCTCGTCGGGCTCAGCAGGGGCGCCCGGCTCTCTCAAGAGCGGAGAGCTGGCATTCAACGAGGTTTCGTCAGACAAGAAGCTGTATTACGGCTATGGCGACGATGGAAGCGGAAATGCAACGTCGATCATTGCTATTGGTGGTGAGAACATCCCCAACACTGGTCTTGCAAATAGCAGTGTCACTATCAACGGAAACTCGCTCGCCCTGGGCGGTTCGTTAACGCTCGATACTGACGATATTGGCGAGGGAAGTTCTAACCTTTACCACACCAACGCTAGGTCTCGCGGATCCATTTCTGTCACCGATGCAGGTGGCGATGGCTCTTTGGCCTACAACAGCGGCACTGGTGTTATCACGTACACCGGGCCGTCTGCTGCAGAGGCCAGGGCGCACTTCTCGGCGACTGGTGGAGCTGACTACAACAGCTCGACAGGCGTCATCAGTCTCTCCAACATTGCAAACAGCGAGCTTGCTAACAGCTCTGTCACTATCAACGGCAGCTCTCTGGCTCTGGGAGGCACTCTCACTCTTGATTCGGGGGATATTGGCGAAGGCTCCAATCTGTACTACACAGACGCTCGTGTACGAGCCGCCATCTCTGTTAGCGGCGCCACTGGCCTTGCTTACAACAGTTCCACCGGACTGATTTCACTGGGATCCATCCCGAACACTTCGCTGTCCAACAGCGCGATCACCGTTAATGGAACCGCTATTTCATTAGGCGGATCTGTCACCACAAGCTTCAATGTCACTGACGGCTCCACTTCTACTGCTGTTGCAGACGGAGCAACCCTGACCGTTGCTGGCACAACCAATGAGATTGAAGTTGTCAACAATTCCAACACGTTGACAGTTGGCCTGCCAAACAATGTCAGCATCGGCAACAACTTGATTGTCGGTGGCGACCTGACAGTTAATGGCACCTTAACAACTCTCAACTCCACGACCGTCACGATTGACGACAAGAACCTCGAACTAGGTTCTACTGCCAATCCCTCTGATGCCACTGCAGATGGCGGCGGCATCACCCTCAAAGGTGCCACTGACAAAACGATTATCTGGGTTGATTCAACTGATTGCTGGACCTTCAATCAATCTGTCAACATTACTGGCGGCGGCTTGAAGATTGGCGGATTTGAAGTGCTGACTTCTTCTCGTGTTCTTCAAAACGTTACTCTTAACAACTTGATCGTAGATGGAGGTACGTTCTAGGAATCATGAGTGAAACTATCAAGTTCAAGCGAACAAGTGTCCTGCAAAAGCGACCCACGGCCGCTCAGTTGGACCTTGGTGAACCTGCGGTAGTTTTACATCAATCTAGTTTTGGTGTCTTCTTAGAAGATGCCAACGGAGACATTAGAAAAGTTGGTCCAATCCACGTTGGAAGCAGCGCTCCTAACGGAAGCGCTGCTGGCAGCTCAGGGCATGCTCTTGGAGAAGGATGGCTTGACACTAACAACAACTCTCTAAAGGTTTGGAGTGGAAGCCAATGGATTTCCATAAGTGGTGGTGGTGGCGGAGGCTCTACGCACCTTGAAGACTTTGGTCTCGAGACAGGCAGTGTAGACTATGGCTTAGTCACTCAATCAGTGTCCTCCAGTGAAGATTGGGGCGGATCTTTGAGTCTCCTAAGCAATTGATATGGCTAAGCAAGTTCAGTTCCGCCGAGGCACAACTACTGAACACAGCTCTTTCACGGGAGCTGCTGGAGAGATTACGGTTGACACAACTTTGTCAACTGCAATTGTTCATGACGGGAGCACCGCTGGCGGCAATCGACTAGCTAAGTACTCGGAAATCGTCCCATCTACTAGGCAAGTTATTGCTGGCACTGGCCTTGCTGGTGGCGGCAATTTCACGAATGACGTGACACTTAATCTCGACACTTCTGGAGTGAGCGCTGGTACTTACGGAAGTGCCACTCAAGTGGCGCAGATTACGGTTGATGCTTACGGCCGCGTCACTGCTGCTTCCAATGTTGCTATTCAAGCCGGCGGTGGCGGAGTCAGCCTTGGCCTTGCGGTAGCTCTTGGCTAATCGCTTTCTACAATTAACACATTCCAATTCAGAACAATGGCCCTGCTGTATAGCCTGCTCAACGCTGAGCCTGCTCCGCTGCCACAGCGATTGAAGATTAACGGTGTAACCCGCACTGATTCATCCAGCTTCACTGCTGAAGAACTCAACCAAGCTGGTTACACGGGACCGTTTCAAAAGCCTTCTTGCGATCCTGCCACTCAGATTGTTGTTTGGCAGGGCACTGGCTATGCAGTTCTTGACCTTGCTGACTCAGAGATTGAAAAGCGACGGCTTGATGCCCTCAAGGCAGGCGCTAATTATCGAGGATTCTGGGGCGCCTTGCTGTCAAGTCCGCTCTACCAAACACTGAGAACCGCTGCGGCCGCAGATCTTGGCGCAAACATGCTAGTGACCGAGCTGATTGCAGCATTGTCTGATGCCAAGCTGGGCGAACCAAATGAGGAGATTATCGGCTCTGCTATGACGGAGCTTTTAGAAGCGCTTGCATTGCCTAGCGATGAAATTGAATCGCTGTATTTTGCTTTGAAGGCTAACGGCCTTTACGAGCTGTATCCCATCCCTGGTTTCGTTGAGCCTGAGCCTCCTGCTCCTGAGCCTTCTCCTGAGCCCGCTCCTGAGCCCGAACCACCTGTAGTTATTACTGAACCTGTTGATGAATCTGCTCCTGAAGAAGAAGAGGAAGAGACGATCACATTCGACTCTGGCACCACTTCAGGCGGCATTAGCGATGGCGCCACTTCTGCTGGCGTTATCTTTAGTGGAGACATTCTCGGCTCAACCGGCGAAGACACCGTTGTCTTCGACGAAGACTAATCTTCAATCCGCCAAGTGATCCGCATGGGGCCTCCCAAAGGGGAGGCTTCATCGTGTTCTTCAATAATCACCATTGGGATGACAGCGTCTTCCACTGGTGTGATGGTGGCGTTTGGAAATTTGTCGCGTGCTTTCTTTGCAAGCTTGTTGCATCGTGCTTTGCGATTGTCTTCCGCCCATTCTTCAATGATCTTTTTGCTCTGACCAGACACGCTTTTCATGACGTGCTTTGCACGCCAGCTCGACCAGTCTGGCCTGCAATACCTAAGCATGCGCTGCACCCATGGGTTGAACGCAAGGTCAGGGTTTTTGCTGATAAGCCAAAGCCCCAGCTCATAGGCCAGGGCATTGACCAGCTCTGACATTTTCATTCCGGGCCGGAACGATAGATAATGGCAAACTCATCGAGCTGCTCTGTTGTCAGGAGGTCTTCAAGGAAGTTCCAAGCAGCAATTTGATGGCTTTCAGCTCTGTAATACTGAGCAGCAGCAGTCAGCTTGATCGGCCGACGCTTGGCTCCAGAGATGGCGCCTTGCTCTCGCATGATGCGAATGAGCTTGTCAACATATCCAGGATCAGTGGCATAGCCCTCGCTCTTAAGCATCTTCGCAGCAGCTTCTGGTGAAGCTGCGTTGTTGACGCCTTTGTAGCTCTTGTAGTCGAGATACCAAAGCTTGATCAAATAATCGACGCAAGCAGCGCGAGAGGGGAAGTCAAGAAAGCCATCTCTAATGGTCACCCAGTTGCCATTCACCCATTCCTGGGTTTGCGACATGGTGCCACCTTTACCTTTCAACCCAAAGAAGTTGTTTTTGCCTGCAAGGTGTTTGCCATAGCCGCTTTCCAGCGCCCATTGCGCTGCCACTAGTTCTGGATACTTGGCTCCCGCTTCCTTGGCATAGGCGTAGATGCCTTCCCAAGTGTTAGGGATGTCCATGATTATTTCTTAGCCGCTTCGGGAGGAAAGATGCGCTTGAGGATGGTGATGATCAGTCCAACAGTGGAGTTCTCCTTAAGAGGACTCACCGCAATAATGTGCTCAGCAGCGCCAACAACGATTGCGCCGATGAAAAACCACTCTGCAGGAGACATGGTAAAGCTCGTTTACGTCGTTTCTAGGCTAGCGGCCAATTTCTAAAGAACGAACGCGCTCTTCAAGCTTGCCGACATTCTCAGTCAGCAACTGCAGTTTCTCGGTAATGCTTTCAATTTGTGTAACCACTTTCACCTGAGAATTACCAACTGTGATAAGCATTCCACCAGTTGCGAGGAGCATTCCGGCGGTGACAGTAGCAACAAATTGGCCCAGGCTATCCTGCCAAACCTTCATGAGACCTCCCCATAAATTTAATTATAGAGTCCTGTCATCTCACGAAAAATGTCTTGTAGATTGTATGCAACAACTGAAGAGGGTGCTTCATGTTTGTTGCGTATGAGCCTGATGACTATCTACATAGCCTCATTGAAATACGCAAATCTGACGCCCGAAGATTATTCCGAAAGTCGATATATAGTGACTATCCATTAAGAGGTCCATTAGGGCAAGCTGCTTGCGCTTACTGCGGTCAATGGCATGGCCAGATGACCATCGACCATGTCATCCCAAAGAGTAAGTCAGGGCCGCATTTTGCCCGTTGGAATCTTGTCCCAGCGTGTCAACGGTGCAATCTGCAGAAAACCAATCTGCCTGTCTTTGAGTGGTGGCGACAGCAGCAGTTCTGGACGCCGGAGCGAGAAGAGATTCTCACTTCATGGGTGTTTGTCAATTCCTTTGTCGACGCACACACCCGGCAAGAAGAGTACTGGCAGTTCCTGGCGGACAAGCGTGTTGTGCAGCAGGCCATTCATCAAAAAGACAGAAAGAAAGGGCCACGTCGTGGCCCTTTTTCTTTGGAAGATCTCAAACATCTGGAACTGCAGTTTGCTTAGCCTGCTCGTAAAACGAGGCGCCCAAGGCTCCTTGATCCATGCGAACAGGCGACTCAGCAGGAGTTACTGATGTTTCCTCCAGCGCAATCAAGCGATCCAGATACCATTCAGCCTTTTTCAGGGACTGAATACCCCCTTTCCGCTTTTCTCTCCAGAGGTATTTGCAGACGTTACCTTTCAGGAACCCTCTGTATTCTTCTGGCGATAGCTGCGCTGCGATGGCTTCAATGCACTCAATGGATGAAGAGGTGTAGTGCTGGGGGCGAGAAACCGGATCAAAAGGTTTGACCATTTTCGTAGAAGGCGTCAAAGGCTTCAGGGACAATAGGCTCAGCAATCTCTGCCATGTGGTCGGCGTAAGCACGAATTTCCCACTGGGAGTCTTCTGGCAGTCGCAGGCTAAGGAAATGCAGCAAGGCTTGCAGGCTGCAGGTCCAGACAAAAGATGTGTAGTGACACGTTGGAAGGATGCCCCGCGCCTGCTCCTTGCTCACGCCTGCCGCCAGAAGCGTCTGGTAAGCGTCCTTCATGACCAACAGGGCATCAGAGTAAGCAGCCTCTGCAACACCCTGCCCACGGCCGTTTAAGGGGCCGCTAGAGGCTTGTTTGTTGTTCGTGCTCTGCTGCCTGAAGGTGTTGGGAATGTAAAACTCCTCGTCATCAGCTACGCAATAACGAAAGCTCTTCTCATTCCAGCCGAGCTGGTCATTGGCATAGGTGCCGCCAATCACATGCTTCCACCATTGTCTTGCTACAAACAGCGGAGCTTTCACTTGCCATTTGAAGACAACGCCTCGAAAAGGAGAGGTGTGCTTGTGCTTGACCAAGTAATTGAGAAGCTTTTGGTCCCGAGAGGTGAACTCTGGGCTTTCAGCGTCAAAGCTTTGCCGCGCATCGTTAACGATGTCAATTGAACTGCCCATGTAGTCGAGCAGCCGCAAAGAACTGATGCCATCGGAGAGAGGATCATGCTGGGTGAAGTCAGTCATTGGTCGAGACGAAGCCGAGAAAGTGCATGAGTACTTATGCGAGACGGATGAGAGCAACAACCATCCCATTCCACTGTCGCTCTGGGACATGAGCGACCTTTGGAATCAGGCTCAAAGGATATTGAAACAATTTGCCCCTTGAACCCTGAGTAGATCCACCCTCCAGCAGTCAATGAAAGAAGAACTACTCGCTCTCCTTCTTTCAGTCTGTGCTTCCTGCTACGGCGAGGCCCGTGAAACCTTGAAGGTGGTAAAACCACCTTCTTTTGTTCGGGATTCTCGGCCGATTCCACACGTTGTACAAACTGCTTTGAGCTGAATCGCGGACTTACGCTAGAAGAAAACGAAAGCGACATGCAATACAGCATTCCAGTAATCCTTGACTACGCTGGGAGGAAACGTCTGGTAAAGATGGGGCCTTTTGAGCGCAGCTTGGAAAGGGAGTTCTCTCTTTCCGTCCAGAAGAAAGCGATTGACGATTGCACCAGCATGGAGCAATTGAAAGAGGTGTCAGTCAGCCTTCTTCAGGGTTTTAGCAACATGCAAGACGCAGTGCAATCACTCGTCATGGAAAACATTCAACTCAGGCAAGCGATGTCTCTTAGAGACGACGAGTTGAGAGCTGCTGAAGCGCTTATGGAAGAGGCGGCTGACACGCTTGAGAAGCAACATAAGTTGCAATCATCTCAATCCAAGCGTGGTCTTTGGCCGTGGTCGAAGTGAGCAGAAAGACTTTCCAGCCACTCATCATGGCCAGGTTGAATTTCCGCGCATCACGCTCATAGCCGGATCCACTGACATGCCGGCCGCGCATATAAGTGCCGCCTTGAATTTCGATGATGCATTTACTTGCCGGATGAGCGAAGTCAGCTCTGTAACGTTTTGAGCGTTTAGATTTCGAGTACCTTTCTTGGAAGTCACGTTCCCATTCTTCAACATCACTGAACTCCCGTTCTAGCGCGATTGAAGGAAACTTGGCTTGCCATAGTCCCAAGAACTGATCTTCTAAAGCGCTCATATTGACAACGCAAGGTTGTCATACTTTAGCGGCGTGGCTGACGCCAACACCTGAAGTCACTTAATAGCTTGCCGACTGCCACCAACGCAGCTTTGTCACGACTTCTCAAGTGAATAGTTAGATCGCCAGCTCGCTCTTCGTTGGACCAAAGATCTTCACCCAAGGGAAAGTTGTATCCCCAAAATCGACTATCAAACCTTGAGACGGGCAATTGTTCATAAGCAACGCGGATCATGTAAGCCCCGACATCCGTTAGTCGAAATTCAAAGCCATTGGCTCCATATCCGTCCATAAACAATATATATTCCTTACCCTCTCCTTTAAGACGAGGCTTCTCATCGGCCTCTAACTCTCTAATGCAAGGTAAGGGGCTTTCGTACTTTTGCGCCCATCGAATGTGATCGCTCATGGAAGGTGAGGCAGGGATTACTTTTGACATTGAAGCCACATGTTGGGTGAAAAGGTTTTTGAAGCTTTAGACTTTAGCGGTCATCGCCATTGCCTTTAATCTTTCCGCGCTTCGCACGGTCTGCCAGTTTGTCCAGATTTCCTTGAGCGACATTGGAAAGATCAAGATTAAGTTCAGAGGCAATTTGAGCAACGTACCAAAGCACGTCACCAAGTTCTTTGCAAATAGCCAAGCGAGTGTCGTCATCAAACTCGCCTCCTTTGTCGCGAATGACTTTCTTGACCTTTTCGGCAACTTCACCAGCTTCGCCAGAAAGGCCAAGCGTTGGATAGACCATGTTGGCCCCGTTGGAGTTTGGGTTGCCAGCATCTGGATAGATTGCTGTTCGACGTGCAAGTTGTTGATACTCGTTGATGTCGAGTGAGGAGCAATGAGACATGATCAGGAAGGTTGAATGCAGCGCCGGTCAAAGACCGTAACGTTTTTGTTTCGTGCCTTCACGAAGACTGTACAAGCACGGCGAGTGGATTCAACCACTGTTCCTGCTTGCCACCCGCATCCGGTGTAAACCTTCACTGCGGTGCCTTTGCGAAGTACATCCAAGGGTGTCGGATCCTGTGCCATCCACTCAGCCCGCTTGTAAGAAGAAGGCTTTGGCTTAAAGCTGCCGTCGTGGAGGAACCGTCCCATGCATCATTGTTCGTACTGATTAACAATCTTACGAACAGTTTCATGAGACAAATCAACAGCAAATCCAATGATTCGCAGCGACACGCCTTGCTTGCGAAGCTCCATGATCCGCTTTACAACGCTGGCGCGTTGACTGCGAGGACGAGTGTCCCGCACTTGGGACACTTGCTGAGCCAAGGACTGCAGATTGCTTTTCATTTGGACCTGGACTTAGGAGAACGACGCGTTGTTTTCGCCGGAGTTGCGATTGCAGCCTGATGCGGTGATTCCGGCAAAGGATCTTGCTGCATTTGGATAGCAGGAGCCTTTTTGGCTTTGGGTTTTTCTTGATGGCCGCCACACCATTCGTACTCACCAAGGACTGGCCAATTAACCAGGCCCCATTCCCCATAAGCATGGGTGGCAAGTTCGATTTGCGGAGACGGAGGATTGATGCGACATTCCCCGGCAGGACGCTCAATGTCACCTTCGATAAAAGTGATTCCGCCAGGAATCTCGGACCAGAACTTGCAGGTTTTGCAGGCGAGCTCAGACATAAAAGAAAGGGCGCCAATGGGCGCCCTGATAACAATCAGAAGAGGTCGTCGTCAGACGATGCGGCAGCGGCGGCAGCGGGCTTGCTGTTGCCACTGTTGTCCCACATAGAGCAATAGCCCTTAGCACCATCGCGGTTACCCTTCACCTGCACTTGACCCGTGAAGCCGGGCTGGGTGTCGGTGGTTTTCCGATCGTTGTTCCAGAAGGAAGCTGTGAGGGAATAGAGGCCACGATCATTCGGACCTGCAGATTTCGCCTCGCGGAAAACATCCGCAGGGATCTCGATGGTTGCTTTGTAAAGAGGCTGTCCAGCCATGGTGAAAAAGAGAATCAGAACAGAAGGTAGCGCCGTAGAAAGAGTTAGGAACCCTTGTCTACGGATATGGCGAAAGGCTGACCACCTGGGTAGTGATCGTCGAAGAATTGCTGGGTCTTCTGCGCCATGATCCCGGCCTGAGCAATAAGCTCAGCGCCGCCGAGACTCACAATTTGAGCCTCTTGCCCTTCCCCTTTATCGGGGTCATAGATGGATATGGCGCAAAACGCTTGCTCGATTTCGATGTCATACATCTGTTCGATTGCTTGCGTATAGGCACCCAGTTGCATCCGATAATCGGCCAACTGATAGTCAGGCTTCTCTTTGTAACTGGTTTTCCAATCCAGAAGGGCATAACTGCCATCCTTCATGGTTGCCAGCATGTCAAAGGTGCCTGCATATCCAATCTCCCTGGACGGGCAGAACCAGGCAATCGCGCTTTCGACGAGCAATGGCTCGTCTATGCGCTCAAGGAACGATTCAATGGAGTGGTAATAGGGGATGTACTGAGGAAACGCATCGAAATGTGTTTCAATGTCCTCTCCATTGAACTGATCCTCAAGAACGCCGTGAAGCCAATTTCCCCGCTCCACGGCGTTACGAGTGCGGCGATTTGCCTCAGCGTCGCCCACCCGCTTCCTCCAATTGATTAGAGCCATTGTCTTGCCAATAGGAGCCGTTGCTGACGCAACAGTGGTCACAGACGGAAGGACAATTCCTGTGTCTATGTTCGGCAGGTCTTCGGAAACGTAATAACGCTTCTTATTGATCTGCAGTCTGTTGGGTTCGTAGCGCTTCAGCTTCATTAGCCGTTCAAGTTGGAGGTCTAAACAGGCCACTGGCTACTTTCCAGATGGCAAAGATGACGAGCCAGGCAGCAATCCCACCTGCGCTAACGCCCATAAATAAACCAAGCGGATCATCGGAGTAACCCCGTTGGAGGAAGGCTGAAAGGACTTGCATCTGCATTAAGGCAGACAGTTCCAGCGAAAGCCCCCGCTAGGGAGGCTGCCGCTATGTCTACTTTTTTGAGGTGTAGAAACCCTTTACAGCTTCGACAGCGGCTGCAGGACTTTCGTCGCACTTGGCGCGAATCGCATCAAGTTCCTTCGACATGTCTGTCTTGGTGATCTTGATGCCTTTCTGTTTGGTCCACGAGGCCACCAAGGTAGTGATCACGTTGCCAAAGTCACCTGCGCTTTTGACGTTGGCGCCAGTATTGAGGCCAACATTTTCAAGCGTTTCCTTCACCGCCATTTGGCAAGCTTTGGCGTCTGCATATTGCAGAGGGTTCGCGGAACAGAAGTCCACGAGCGCTTGCTTGCCATCGTATTTAGCGCTGACAGTTTGGGTTTCGGCAGGCTTTTGTGCCGTTGATGCAGCCTTTGCAGGAGCGGCTTTCGCCCGTTGTGCGTTGCCATTGGATTCCTCCTTTGGAATGTCCTCACCGGCATAAAGGCGCAAGCCCAGGCCAGTGAAGGTGGCAATCGCTTTCACTGCTGCACGCTGGCAGTTGTCACTAATGGCACGTCCATCCAGCTCTTTGATGGCATTGTGCTTTCTGTCCATGATCGGGAAGACCAATGCGACAGTGCGCTTAATGCCGTCAGTGAGATAGGGGCGGAGATAGTAGGCACCAGGACCGCCAAACACCACTTCTCCCATGGTCTTTTCTTCAAAAGCCACGTAGAGAGCAGGAAAGTGCTCTTTGAGATAGCGATAGGCGAAAGGCCAGCTCAGGTAAGACAGACCTTTGTAGTCCTTCTCGATGTGCGGACCAATCTCGGAGGTGTCGTAAGCCTTTCGAAATTGCTCGGAACTGATCTCCAGCGGAGTAAAGATGCCGGCCATTCGATCAGCCAAGAGGGCTTGAGTTTCAGCGCTTGACATTTTGTTGAGCGTTGTAGAAGAGGACAAGAAACTTGCCAGGGTTTTCGGAGTTGCCAACGATCAGGCTTTCTCCAGGGAGCGGCCAGTCATCAACAAGACGAACGTCAGTGATTTCTTCGCAATGATCTGCATCGAACACTTCGTCGAAACAAACCTGCTCGCAAAAAAGTTTCACGTCGCAGTCTTCGTTGGACGCAAGAAACGTCCTGAGATGTAGAGCAAGATCAGACGCTTTCATCAGGAAAGAGATCGGATGGACTGACTGCCTCTTGGGTGTGGTCCATGCATACCTCCCACGCATTGTTTGCAAGAGTTGCACTTCCCTCCCAGGTGGGGGTGGAACGTACCAAGCGCTCCAACGCTTCACTGTTTGACAATCTGGCGTCGTGAGCAATGTTGCCCAAGTGTGTCCAGGCTGTCTCTGTGAGCAAAACGTGGCGGCGCCTTTTATGTTCACCATGAACCGTATTTGACATGGAACACAGGGTGAAACTGCTCTCAGTTGGGTGGCAGCTCGGCACAAGTTACCCACCACGCGCAGGGTGTGCAAGTGTCAACTTAGAAGAAAACCTTAAAGGCCGTTTTTCGGCGAAATTCCCTCATTCACACTGGTTCACAGGTGTTGCCGGCACTGCAATTCCTGTTAGAACTCCGTGGTCTGACGGTCATGCATGGCGTTCTCAATCCTGGACCATCTGGAGAAGCTGGAACCAACCAAGGAGAAGGGTAAATATATTTGCCCAGTGTGCGGTGGGACCAACCTTTCCGTAAATGAGACGACGGGTGCATGGAATTGTTTTAACGATGACAGTAACGAGCACCGTGCTGAAATTAGAAATTTGATTGCTCCGCTTGAGCGCTGGGAGCGGCCGGAACGACCAGCTCAGCGATACACGTTCGCTTACGAGAACCGTTCTGGCGCAGAGGTTCTGGAAGTAGTTCGTGATGACATGTCTGGCAAGAAACAGATCTATCAAAATTATCCAGGCATCCCAAAACAGAGTTCGCAGCGCAAAGCTCTTATTGAAGAAGCTCGTACATCTGTTCTCCCATATAGATACAACCAAGCCATTGAAGCAGCAAAAGTCACAAAGCACCCAATCTTTGTCGTCGAAGGTGAACTTTGCGCTGACAAGCTTTGGGAGATTGGACTCCCTGCTGTTACTTTTTTGGGAGGAAGTGGCCAGTACAGGCAAAACGGAGACTATTCGACTCTGTTCAGAGGGCAGCGAATTGTTCTGTGTCCAGATCGTGACGAACCTGGCGTGGCATTGATGAAAGAGGTGGCCGGGGACAATCCTGGTTGTCAATTTCTGTACGCACAACCGGACTCGTTTGAGTGGGAATCCCTTCCCGCTAAAGGTGGTTACGACGTTGGCGACTGGATCGACGAGGGCGTCACATTTGACACTTTGCTGTCCAGCATCGTCTCAAAGAATCGGCACGAAGGGAAAGACGGCAAGCCGTCTTACGAAGAGATCATCTCGAAACTTGAGCAGATGGTTGGTCTTTACGGCAACGATTGTCGCGAGACCTTTGAGGCGCAGTTGTGGCTTGCTGAACATGACATAAAGATGTCGCAGCAAACAGTTGACAAATTGATCGCTGAAGCTAAGTCCCGAATCCACGGGAAAGAGGAGCTCCAAGTTTTAGACGCGAAGTCCATAGCTCTTTCCGAAGATGCCCGCAAGTGGACTATCGCTGGAATTCTTCCTGAAGCTTCCGTAATGTTACTTGCAGCCGCTCCAGGGACAGGAAAGTCAACACTTCTTTACAACTGGGCTTTGCATGTCGCAACAGGAAAGCCTTGGAGCAACCGCCGTTGCAAGAAGGGTTCAGCCCTCATAATCCAGTGCGACGAGCCGGTTGTTGACGCTGCTGAGAAGCTCCAGATCATCGGCTACGGGGAAGACGACCTGGCCTTTGGCCAAGTCAAATTCATTGAGCGCTGGAGGTTTGAAAACATTCCGCAATTATTAGAGCACATTAAGAAAGAGCGTCCACAAATCGTAATGATTGACTCTCTAACCGCCTGCTTGGCAGGCATGGATGTTGATTTGATTCGCTCAGATGCAGGCAATTGCATCTACGAATTGCGCGATATTGCAAACACTTACGGATGCTCCATCGTCATCTTGCACCACCT